GAGGAGCTGGAGGTTATGAATAAAAACAGCGTTAACAGTTTAAAAAGTTTTGTGACTAGACAACGGATAAACTTTCGTAGATCTTACGGTCATTTTACTGAGGATTATTTAAGGCGGGCCAGCTTTATAGGATCTGTAAACGATACCACTTTTTTAACGGATATGACGGGTAATAGAAGGTGGTTAGTCTTTAGAGCTTTTGAAGTTGACCACATGCACAAATTAGATATGGATAAAATTTGGTCGCAGGCTTATTCCTTGTATTTAAGCGGTTATCGTAGCTGGTTTAATTTAGAAGACATTGCAAAGATTAACGATAGAAACGAACAATTTAGGGATCAAAGTTATGAAGAGGAATTAATAATTCGATTCTTTAAATTTCCAGAAAGCGAAAAAAGTAGTGGTGCTGGCGGAAATCCTGGAGAGTGGTTAAGCAGTTCCGATGTTATTGATTTTTTAAGCTCACAAAATAAAAGTCAAGCAGCAAAATACAACGCCCGAGGTATTGGTCGCATACTGGGAAAAAATACTGATATGAAAAAAAGGTCTGGAGGTGTAACGAAATACTATTTAAAAACGGTTGTTGATTCTAGTGATAACACTGGTAGCGAAAGCGGTCAGGAAAGCGGTCAGGAAAGCGATGTGTTTAAAAGTGTAGATGACAATGACGAATTGCCTTTTTAATATTAACAGACTAATAAAAAAAATTATGATAACAGCAACAAACGAGGATAATATGATAATGATGGCACGTTATCCAGATAACTATTTTGAACTTTCAATCGTCGATCCTCCTTATGGGATAAACTGGACTAAACAAATAGAAAATCCGAACCTTAAAGCTAATTGGTTAAAGCATTCAAAAAAAGATTGGGATAATGAAGCTCCAGATGTTGAGTATTTTAATGAATTATTTAGGGTTTCTAAAAATCAAGTTATTTGGGGTGCGAATCATTTTATAAACAAAATGCCTATTAATAGCCCTTGTTGGATTATTTGGGATAAAATGCAAGAGTTTAGCAGCGCTACGTTTGAAATGGCTTGGACTTCTTTTAATAGTCCTGCAAAAGCCTTTAGAATGAGTAGAGCCGAGGCTTATACTAATCAAAACAAAATACATCCTACCCAAAAACCAAAGAAGCTATATGAATGGATATTAATAAACTACGCAAAAGAAGGAGACAAAATACTAGACACTCATAGAGGCTCGGCAAGCTTAGACATAGCATGTCATAATTTAGGATTTGATTTGGTAACCTGTGAGCTTGATGTAGATTATTTTAATGATGGCAACAAAAGACTAAAACAGCATCAACAACAATTAAAAATGTTTTAACTATGAAAAAAAATAAGCAAGCAACCCAAAATCCATAAAGGATGTATAAAATCTCAATTTTTGAAAACGTAAGAAGCAACGTTCCATATGATTACGATTTAGATGATTGGTTAAGGCATACCATTAAGCCAAAAGGTAGACTAAAGAAATCTATTGATAATTATAGGAATACATTTTCTAAAGAGGATAAAAAAGCGTTGCCTTGTATTACTGTTTCTGCTAGGTTCTCAAAATGGCGGGAGGAAAAGAATATAATTGAAAAGATGCCTTTTATTTGCCTTGACATCGACAGAAAAACAAATCAATGTATTTCTATGTTATTAGTAAAAGAACTGTTTATGAATCATCCTTGCTGCTATTACACAGGGTATAGCACTTCTATTGATGGCGTATATGCAATAATGAAAATAAGCAATCCAGAAAAATTAGATCAATATTTTGAATACTTTGAGGGCGCATTAAAAAAGATAGGAATTAACATCGATCAAAGCTGTAAAGATTATGCTCGGTTAAGATTTTTTAGTTTTGATTCAGAAGCATATCACAATAAAGAGGCTAAAGCATTAAGACTAAAAAAACCAGCAGCAGGGGGGACTTATCATAATTATACAATTACAAGCGAAAGCGAGAAAGTGGACAAATTGATTGATGAGATAAATAAATTTTCTTTAGATATTACGTCCAATTATGAAGACTGGATAAAAATCGCTGGAGCTTTAAACAGTGAATTTGGTGAAAACGGAAGAGGTTATTTTCATAATATTAGCAAATTTCATGCAAATTATGACGCAAAAAAATGTGATAAAAAATATGACAGTTGTAAAAAAATGAACAAAACAAGCCTCGGAAGTTTATTTAAAATTGCAAGCGATTACGGGGCTAGGTATTAATTAGTAACAAACAAAACAAAAATTATGAATTTACAAGAAGCAGGAGAAAACCCATACCATGACCACGAACAGCCAGAAGAACCAGAGCCAATGTATAGTATTATAAAAGGTTTTGTTGATTGGTTTAATAAAACCGACAAAACACAAGGCATAATTGAAAAACGAATAGAGCAGTATTTAGAAACTAAAAAACCAAAAATATAAAACTATGGAATTAACAGGAAAATGTAAAGAAGACTTTGAAAAGTGGTTAATAATCTCAGGCACTTATGGAGAAGAAGAGTATCATGATAACGAAGATTTGTTAAGTCATTTTGAAAACCTTAAACCCTCTATGCAATACGGTGTATACGTAGACTTCTTCCAAGGTACAGGTAAAAAAGCACAAGTCTATATAGCTCCGTTCTTTAACTATGATTTAGGAACCATGTATGAATGGGGAGCATGGGCTGATGGTCAATTTGTAATTAGTTGCGAAGCTCCTAAAGAAGCAAGAACAGCCGCAATAGAAAAAGCAAACGAAATATATAACAACAACCATGAGTAATAAAGAACACTTTCTTAAACTAAAACTAAAAATAGCAAAAAAGGAGGATTTTATCGAATTCAGTCATTTTAAGGCTGATAAAAAAAGCAGAGTGTTTAAAATTAAATTGGGCCATCCTTTTTGGTGCATTAACTCAAAAGGAATTATTGAGGAAAGAAACTATTGTATAAAAGAGGATATGGACAAAGATTCTTTTCGTTTATTGTTAAGTAATGAACAAATTTTGGTTTGTGATATTGAGGATGGATTTAGTAAAAAAATAAAAAAATTATGATAAATGTAGGAAGTGATTTTAGTGGCGTTGGTGCTTTTAATCAGGCTTTAGATAAATTAGGTATTGATTATAAAACTGTGTTTGCTTGTGATTGGGATAAGTACGCCAGACAAACATATATTCATAATTACGGAGAGCCAGATTACTACCCAAGCGATGTTTATAATCGTGAAATTCCAAAAAAACCACTCGATATTTATATGACTTCGCCTCCGTGCCAGGCGTTTTCTTTAGCCGGTAAACGAAAAGGGGAAAAAGATAAAAGGGGTGTTTTGTTTTACAACAGCCACGAATTTATAGTAAAAAATAAACCTAGATATTTTATTTTTGAAAACGTAAAGGGATTATTAAGCGATGATTCTGGCAAAACATTTAATAGGTGGTTAGATTATCTTGGAGGAAAATCTATAAATGGAAACCCGGTTATATTCCCCTTAAAAGATTCTACGCCTTATCACATTTACCACAAGGTTTTAAACGCTAAACATTACGGTGTACCTCAAAATCGTGAACGTGTTTTTATAGTTGGAATTCGTGATGATTCAGATAATAATTTTAATTGGCCAAAACCTTTTCATTTAGTGAAAAGATTAAAAGATGTTTTGGAGGATGATGTTGATGAAAAGTATTATTTAAGTGATAAGATGGTGAATTATTTGAATCAAAGAAGTGATAATTTTAACAATGGTAAAGTAAATTATAAGTACGAAAATGACACAGCTTCATTTATTACAAAATCTTCATCTTCATTAGATATTAGTGATAATATTATTAAGATAGGAAATACAAATCCAAGCGGTAACGGAATGAATGGAAACGTATTTGATGCTGAAGGAATAAGTCCTACACTTTCAACTAACAAGGGCAAAGGTATTAAAGTAAAATCCGCAACTAAAAAAGGTTTTGAAATCGCAAACGAAGGCGATAGTATCAACTTATCCAATTTAAACAGCGAAACAAGACGTGGACGAGTAGGCAAAGAAGTTGCACAAACTTTAGATACTGCTTGTAACCAAGCAGTTATGATAGCGCACGTTTCGAGAAGTGAAGAGGGTAAAAGGTTAAGACGTGAAGCTATGGCAAATGGTAAAAAAGATTTTACACCTTTTCAAGCCAAACAAATTAGCTTTAAAGAATCTGATGTTATGAATTGCGTTACAACCGCAACCGCAAAAGACAACTTAATTAAAATTGGAGCAATTAGAGGACGAAACCCCGAAAACCCATTAAGCCGAGAAGTAGGATTGCCAACAGAGCAACGCCTAGAGCTAAATTTAAACGGCACAAGTAATGCCTTGGCTACTGTGCAAAAAGATAATGTGGTTTGTACTCCAATAATATCGAATTATAAAAGTGATAACCCTATAAACTCAAACAATAAAGTGTTTTCTACACTTCGGGCAAATGCTGGTGGTCCACTTGGTGGAGTTGGAATTTATCATAATTCTAAAATCAGACGTTTAACCCCAAGAGAGTGCTTTCGTCTTATGGATTTTCCAGATACTTTCACATGGCCTGTAAGCAATAGCCAAGCATATAAACAAGCTGGAAACACTATTGTTCGTGCTGTTTTAGCCAATACAATAGAAAAATTAAATGGTATCACTTAAATCTTAAATCTTTGTTAATAGTAGTTTGTAAAGCTTTTGTTTATCTTATATTTGCACAAGCAATGTCGCTAAAAACTTAGAAAATGGGAACTAACGTAATAACACAAGGAGCATCAACACAAGATTTTCAATTTATCGATCAGATAATAAATTTAGAAACTAAAAGAAAAATTAAAAAAGTTGCTGGAGCTTCTGGTTTTGGAATATTAACCGCTTGCATAATAGATGGCGAATTTAGTTGTGTAACTGATTACCCAATTACAGATGAAATGAGATCAGACTTAGAAAAAGCATAATAAACCAAACGGGGTTTAACCGCCCCAATAAAACCACATAAAAATGTCAAAAGAAACAACAGCAGAATACAGATTTGCCAACCATAAAGAATGGAAAGAGGCAATGCAAGAAGCTCCAAGCGTAAAATGGATAAAAACCAGAGATTTGTCTGGCAGTAAATCCAGCAGTTATATTCCAGTTGGTATCCAAGAAGCTTTAGCCGATTTATTTTTTAGAGAATTTGATATTGTAGACACTCAAATTGAGGTAAACGGAAATCAGATTTTAGCTCAAGTAAAAATTAATGTTTTGCCTGATTACCCACACGCAGAACACAGAACCATTTCTGGCGTCGCTGCTAGAGTTATGACTAAAGCTGGTAATTCCTTAGAATACGGAGCGAGATCAGCAAAGAACGCGGCAAAAAGTGAAGCATTAACTGACTTTTCAAATATTTTCGGAAGAAACTTAAACAGAGATTTTGCAAATGATTTTAGCTACAGCAAGGCAAAGAAAAAAGAAGATGCAGCGCCAAAAACTCATGAAAAAAAAGAAAGCTAATGGAAACAGAAAACAATCTTTCATTTAAGAAAGTTAAAAAAAGCAGTATAGTTTTAAATTTGCCAGATGTGGAGCTAGAACCGCAAAAAGCACTTCAAAGAACAGAGGATTGGCATAAAAAAAGGCTAGGTAATTGGACAGGAAGTAAGATTAAAAAAATAATGGCTTGCAGTCCAAAAGGTGCTAAAATGTCATGGGCTGACGATGCTAAAGTTTACGAATTTTCTAAAGGTGCTATTAAATACGTTTATTCGCGCGCTATGGAGCGCAAAACTCAAAGGTATATAGAAACAGCTTCCTCAAAAGAAATGCAATATGGAACAAAGATAGAGCCGTTTATTTGCGAAATTGGAGAGGGTTTAATTAAACAAAAAATTAAAGAAGTTGATTTTATAACTCATCCAGAAGTCAAAACCTTAGGAGCTTCAAGTGATGGAATAACAGTGGATGGTAAATTTGTAATTGAGATAAAAGCCTGTAATAATTGGGAAACTCATTATGAAAGAATGTTTAATTTACTAGATGAAAAAAGCGCAGACTTTTGGCAAGTGCAAACCGAAATGTTAGTTTGGAGAGTTAAACAATGTTATTATTTAATAGCGGAACCGCCTCACTCAATCTGGCCCTATTTAAAAGACGAAAAAGGATTTGAAGATTTTAAAAAAGAATGTGGCGTTGATTTTCAAACTGTAGACGCCTCAAAATTTCACCAAAACGCATTATTAAAAAGAATACAAATAGTTGAATCTACCTGTTCAAAATGGATAAAGGATGGAGGTGACTTAAACGAAATATTTTATGAGCAAATTGAGCAAAATAGATAAAATCCAGCTTATCAGATTAGCCAGCGTTTCAAGCGCCAGCGCAATCGCCTTTAAAAATAATTTAAATGCAAATGATGTTTATGAAATTTACAAAAAGCATAAAATTCAGCATTTACTAAAATATAGCCCTCGATTTGTGAAGAATTTTCAATCAGAGAAAGGATTTTCAGATAATAAAATTTGCAAAGAATTAAATATTAGTAAAGAATATTTAATTAAATGTTGTGAATCTGATTGGAACTCCTCATGCCGCTTTGATAAAGCTAATAAAATTTGCAAATCTTTGAATTATAAAGGGAGTGTGGATTATATATCCAAACATGGATATAAAGAGTTTATAAAGCACATAAAGCCACAAATAATATGAAAAAGGAAACCCAAATAAAAAATCATAAAATAGGGATATTACTATCCTTATTACTTGATTATACGGACGAATATAAAGAGGTGAGTATTATATGCGAGGAAGTAATTAACGACCTATACAGCGAAGTGCCGCAGTTAGCTAGGACGACATACTTTCAAAAAGTATCTTCATTAATTGAGGAGAAAGTTTCAAATGATTTATTAATGATTGGATTATTAACTATAAAATCATTGATGGAGGTTAGTGCTAACGGCAAAACAGCTTTAAAATTAATTAAAGAATTGGAAATTATGTGTAATTCTTTAAATCAAGTCTATGAAATGCATGATTTAGATAATTGCTGGCATAAGCTAAACACCGTGATGCGTAAAAATTATGAGGAAATAATCAAATAACAAAAACTATGCTACATAATTATGAACGAGGATATGCTGTAATGACTAAAGCCCTTGACGCTTTTTCTTTTCAGAGCCCAGATATTGAAACTTCTAAAAGATATTGCAAAAATGGTGATGTAATTGTTGATAGAATACCTTATAAATGCGGTATATCTTTAAGAATTACTTGGCATAAATACTGGCACAAACCTATATATTTTAAAAAGCTGTATCGAGAAGGCAATGTTTTTTATTTGCATTTTAACTGGAATAATGAATATATGCACAAAAATGGAAAAGTAATTTACAAATCTTAGAGGTCATGGAACAAAAAGAAAAAGCAAAAGAATTAATAAAAAAGTTTGAATCATGAATTTACAACTATCATTAAAAAAGAATTGGTTTAAATTAACAAAATCAGGAGAAAAAAAAGAAGATTATAGAGAAATAACACCTTATTGGGCGAATAGATTTCTTGGTCAAAGTCAATCTTTTTGGAAAGGATATTTAAGATATAGTTCAAGCAATAAAAGATGTTATGGATTTAAAAATCAGGATTCAATAAATTATATTATTTCTGAATGCAAAGGATTTAAAAAGTTTGAAACTAATACTATGACTTTAGGTTATCCAAAAGCATCAGATAAAGAAAGGATTTTAAAATTAGAGCATAAAGGAATTGAAATAAGAACTGGAAATCCTAATTGGGGAGCCAAAGAAGGCGTTTTATATTTTGTGATAAAACACGGATCTTTTTTGGAATAATTTAAAATGCTTAAAATTTTGTTAATTACAATATGTAAACATTTTATTAATATTATATTTGTTAAAAAATAAACCATGGAAAAGCCAAATAAAAAAGATTATGATTTTTATAATATCATTGATCTTTTTAAATATGTAAATAATTTAGAAAAATACACTGATCATCTTGAATTTTTACAAGATCCTATTTTTAAAATTTCAAAATCAACACCATATACAGTTGAGGAGATAACTGATTTTATATTCTTAACCGGGATTAAAATAGATAAGACAGAAAGGATATTATTAAGATTCAATGAGCATGCTATATCTAATTTAAAAGATGTTAATACTTTATGTAAAATGGGTTTTATAAAATTATAAAACGGTTTGTATATGATTTGAATCGTAAAAACAAGCATTATGCAAAAATTGCACATTGCCCTTAATAAATAATAACTGAACACCTGTGAAGCAGTAAAATAGCTTTTAATTATACATTGTGTTATGTACTGGTGTTAAAGCAAAAACCTTAATAAATATGCCTAAATATAAATGCGATAGATGTGATAAAGCACACGAATTAAAGCAAGAAAAAATAATAGAAATGGAGTATTATGTAGAGCCTTATAGTTGTTATAGCGGAGATTTTCATACTCACGACCATTACTTTTTTTATTGCGACTGTAATAGACCTATTGAAGTTGAAAAGAAAGATGTTAAAAATTTATATTCTCTACCTAAAATTGATAAAGTGCACGGAAGAGGGCGATGTACTTTAAACACTTGTACATAACGTGTATGTGGTATGAGTAGTTGCGGAATTATAAATTAACTTAATAAATAAACGATGAAATTAGAGACGAAATTTGGAAATAGAATTGATTCCGATAGTGGATATGACAATTTAAAACTTGCACAAGATTTAGTGACCATTTCAGAAAAGCACTATGCCAAGCAATTACTTATACCCGTTGTTGTAAGGCAAAGCAAACAGTTAAAGCCTAAACCACAAATTTGCTATAAAAGTAATAAACTTTGTAAATACGATTGCTCTGGTTTATGCAAAGAAAGTTGTTAGGCTTTAATTGCCAACGTTTTGTATAAGATTTAAAGCGGATAAATAGGCAGTTATTAAGGATTACTTAACAACTGAAATTAACAGACAATAACCATTAATAAAGCAATAACTCGCTTTTAATTTTATACGGTGTTACCAAATCGTTTTAATATTAAGGGCAACTAATTAATAACCGAGCAATAAAGCTCATAAACAATAGATAAATTATGTCACAAAGAACACTAAACGGAACAATTGCATTAGATCGATTAATTTCGGTTATAATGAAAAAGAAAAATCAAAAAGGTGAAGTTATCGAAGGAATATTTATTCCCTTAGAGCTTAACAAATTGGAAAAAGTTTCTTATGATACCCAAGGAGGTAAGGTAAACGAAATTCAATTACCAATTAGAGTAATTGTAAAAGAAACATCAGACGCAAAAGGGCAGGATGGTTTTATTACTAAAGCAATTGGATCAAAAACTTACAAGGCGGCCACTTCCGCTGAGCAAGAGACTTTCAAAGATTACACCAATGAAGAAACCAAAAAGCTAACTCCAATACTAGGAAATATCAAAGATTTTTCTGGAGGTGGAGCAAAAGCCAATAATACTCAAATAGCATCGGCTGACGTTGTGGATGCTGATGATGACGATTTACCTTTCTAAAATGGAAAAAAATCAATCAGAGGATCAATTGCAATCTTCAATCGTAAGAAAGTTTTCAGAGCTGTACCCCGAAAAGCGGGGTCAGCTTTTTCATGTACCTAATGAAAGGAATCACGCCTTACAAGCAATGCAAGCAAGGGCAAAAGGAATATTTCCTGGAGTGGCTGATCTCTTTTACTTTGAATTAGGTCCACTTTATAGGATAAAAACTTTAGCGATTGAATTAAAAACTCCAGGGAGCAGCCACAAAGTCGATACGGTTGAGCAGCAAGTCGAATGGGGAGAAATCTTTCAAAAAAATGGCGGGAATTGGAGATTATGCGATAATATAGATGATGCTATGTATTGCATAAATGGATTTTACAAAGGACTAACAACCCAAGAGGTAAGAGAAAAATTAGCCAATAATGGCAATAAAAAAACTATTAAATTTTAAAAACAATGAAAATAAAAGAAAAAATACAAAACATTTTAGACGTTAATGAAAACGATTCTACAATTATTGATCTTGTGAAAAATGAAATCAAACATTTTAAAAGAAATGAAAATCGTTTAATTTATGATTTGCAAAATTTTTATAATGATGTGATTACAAATCGTAATGAATTAGCTGAATCAATATCAATGAAAGGTTTTAGCGAAGATTCTATTTATAACAAAATTTATGGATATGAAAGAATGGGGTTTAACCCTAGAAATGAAAATAAAGATCTTACTAAAAAAGTTTGCCTGGCTCTTAAATGTAAAAGAGAGGATATAGTTAAAAAGTTTAATTCTTAAAGTTTTGTTAAGTGTAGTTTTAAAAGCTTATAAGTATCTTATATTTGTGCAAGCAATAACGCTAAAAACAAAAACTAGAAATTATGAGCAAGCAAATCGAAACAATCAAAGTAACGGCAAATCAAAGTAAAAGAACATTTACTATCAGAAAGTATATTGACGGTAAATTATTTGCAAAATACAGAACTATCCAAATGAGTCAAGAAGAATTTGATAGCGAAGAAATGAACACTGAAAACGACTGGAAACAATTTTTAAAGTCAGATGATTATTATAAAGTATAAAACCAAACGGGGTGTAAAATCCCCTTTAATAAACAAAAACCATGAAAAAAGCAATCAGAAAAAAACGTAATAAAAAGCTTGATAATTTGGGCGACCTGATGCAAAACTACAATTTCAGTATTGTAATACAGGAGCACAATCAAGAGATAAAAGTAAAAGGATTTAGTATTAATTTAAATTAAAGAAAAAGCATGAGCAAAGAACTAAGTACTAAAATAAGTGCATTTTCTATTCTAGGAATAGTATTAATATTCATTTTCTTATTAATAGATGCAGACGTTATTAATTTTTTTTAACCTAAAAATAAAATTATTATGGAAAAAGAAGCAAAAAAATTAGTAGCAAAATTAGTAAATCATCAAGATATAAACCATTTCAGCGTTTATAAGTCAAAAGAAGGTATATGGACTGTTTACTATTCCATATCGGGTGAATACCTTGGAAATTATTTTTCAATATCAATAAAATCGCTTAAAATAGGGGTAAACAATATAGAAATAAACGGAGTAGCAACAAAAGAATCTGAAAAGCTTAAAACTTTCCTTGAAAAAATTACAACATTAAAATTTAAAATCTCTTAAAAATAAAATTATTATGAAAAAAGAAGTGAAAATCATTGGATTAAGCGTAAACAAAAGCTTTGGCGGTTTAAAAGCTACTGAGCTAAAGTTCAACGAAGAAAACAGGCTTACAGTTGTAAAAGGCGAAGTTGGCAGCGGAAAAACTACGCTAAACAAGGCCTTGTCATTAACCACAAAAGGATCTAAAACCTTAGAGGATAATAACCTTTATGGTGAAATTGATTTAACGGCCCAATTGTTAGACGGAGAATATAAGGTTTTCGTTAATTGTAAAAGCGACCAGAACGGCAAATTAACTCATAGCATCTACACCATTGATGAGCATGGCAACAAATTAAAAGACGTTGTAATTGATGGACAGAAACTAACGCCAGCTAATTACCTAAAGAGTTTGCAAACGTCTTTAACTTGGAGATTGGATGAGTTAACCAGCGAAAATCCAATAGTTCAAAGAAAAATATTATTGGAGCTTTATTCCTCGGAGCTGGAAAAAAAGGGAGTTATTTTTGATAAAAACCATCCTAAATTTACCGAAAGCATAATCCACAAAATAGAAGTCGCTAAAAATGACCGTAATTACGCCGACATGAAGCGAAAAGAAGTTGGAGGAATAGCGGAGGATTTAAAAGCTAAAGGAATTGATTGTGAAAGCGCCAGAGAGCTAAAGGATGTTATAACGCTAGAGCAGCAAATAGCAACGGCTCAAAGCGATGTAGACTATTTACATAGAAACGCAAATCAGGTTCACAAAAGCGAATTAAACGAGCTTAAAACAAAAGGATTAGAAATAAACGGAAAGTTAAAGGATTTCAGAGATAAAATTAAAGCTACTAATGATGTAAATCGGGAGGAATTAAATCTTTGGGAGCAAGGCCAGAGACAAAAAACCGAGGATTTAGATAAAATATTAGATATTTTAGAAAGTTTAGAGTCTAATAATATTGACGATGTTTTAAAGCTTATTCACTCTGGTTTAGAGGTTATTAAAGAACCAGAAAATAAATTCTTAACTCAGTTAGAATTTAATGAAAAAGGTCAATGTACATCACAGCCAGAGGATTTTAAAGATGAAGAAATTAAAGGACTTCTAAAAGAATACAAATATTCAAAATTTGAATACTCTAAAAAAGCAAATCAGGAGGATATTATTCCAGATACCACCAAGCAAGAGGAAAAAATCACGTACTTAAAAGATCAATTAAATTCAAATTATACCTGGAATAAAGAAGCTAAAGCCATTAATTCATTCCACGATTGGAAAGAGGCGAACGAAGCCGTTAAGGATTTAAAAAATGATTATTACAAAAAATTAACAGGCATAGATACTGGCGTTGATGGTTTGCATATTTCCTTAGAAAATGCCGAAAGCGAAAATATATTTCTGATGTATAATGGCGCTTATGATACGGAATATTTTCACAATCCAGAAAAGGAGCTTAGAAAATTAAGCTCTTATAGTGATACTCAAAAGCCTTTAATTTGTCTATTGATACAAAACTACCTATTAAAACAAAAAGGGAAGTCTATGCCTTACCTATGGATTGACAAGGTGCCAATTGACAAGAAAACCAGATTGCTACTTAATAGAATGAGCGAGGAACTAGGCTTGTGGTTATTTGTTAGCTGGACTGGCGATTTTGATAAAACCTCCCTAGTTGATGGCGAATTGTTAATTGAGAATGGAGATGTATTTTTTTCATAAAATAAAGACTCATGAAACTAAAAGAAGCAATACAAATATTAAAAGAACACAATGAATGGAGAAGATTTCAAGGGGCGAATAATATGCCGACTGAATCATATCCTAGCATGGCTCATCCTAGAGAATTAGGTATAGCGATTGATACGGTAGTTTGGCATTTTGAAACTAAAAATACAGATAACAACTGCAAAAGCTTGCGGTAATAAAACAGAAGATAAAGCAGACCATTGCCAAGTATGTCATTGCAGAGGTAATGAATCTTATAAAGAATAATAACTTTTATAACGGATAGGTATATGGTTTGTGCCTTTTGAAAGACGAACCATTGAATTATTAACAGACCCTTTTTATTTTATTTTGAGCGAGGGCAAAAGAACTAAAATTATGAGACATATTAGATTTAGATTTTGGGATAATGACTTAAAAAAGATGCTTTACAGAAAACCTGCTTATAATGATTTTTCACACAAAAGCATCGTGCCGTTACAATTTACAGGTTTTGAAGATAAAAACGGAATTGATATTTATGATGGCGATATTTTAAGCGATCACACGGAAACGGACGAAGGACTTGTAGTGAGTAAATGTAAAGTTTTTTGGAACGAACATACAGGAAGTTGGCATTTAGATAATTCAATGGAACAAGATGAAACTTACTCTACTGAATTATGGCAGGAACTAAATGATTTTAAATATTGGATTTCATCTGATGTTTTTAAAGCAGGGGAAAAAATAAATAAAAAGTTTACAAATGAATAATAATCAACGAAAATAAAAAGCAAAATTATGAATACTGAAAGATTAACCGAATTAAGAGAGGAGCTAAAAAGATTTGATAAACGTTTAAATGCTTACGAAAAAAAGCTTTCCAGAAATCAATTTGCCGCTTATGGATGCACTGAAAGTGGAGAGTTAAAAAGGGCCGCTTTAGATCTTAAACTTTCTTTGACAAGGAATATTACAAAAAGTTCTTAAAAATCATCAATAAATAAAAATTAAAGTATGAAAATTATAGCAACAAATGAAACAATACATGAAATTGTTAAAATAGAAATTGAACGTATTGAAAATTTAATCTCATTAAACGTTATTGACGTAATTGATATAAATCTTAATCATATAAACATCTCTAAAGTTACTAATATGAATGAGTTGTTTAAAGATGTGAGATTATCAAAACCTTTAAATATTGAAAGTTGGGATTTTTTAAACTTAGAGAATGCAATTGATATATGGGGTACTGATTTAGAAAAAACTAATATTGAAATGTGGAGATGTTAAATATAGATTGGTTTAAAATAGATAAATAACATGAGCAAAATAATATTAAGAGACTACCAATTATCAGTGGTAAACGAAACTAGGAAAAGATTGAAGGATGGTTTTAATCATTTAATGGTACAGCTTCCGACTGGTGGAGGGAAAACAATAATTTTTTCTTACATCGCGCAAAACGCCATCCCTAAAGGCAAAAAGGTTTTGATATTAACAGATAGGGATGAGCTTCTAAAACAAGCAGGAGGGACGCTTTCAGATTTTAATATTAATCCTTATTTCATAAAGGCTGGAGCTAAAATAATAGATCATAGGAAGAGCTGTTTTATTGCCATGTCTCAGACACTCCGCAAAAGAATTGATAAACCAGATTGGCAAAAATGGATTTTAGATGAAATTGATATTGTGATTATTGATGAGGCTCACATTCAAGAGTTTAATTATATTTTTGAAAGTGGTTTACTGGATAATAAAATGGTTTTAGGTTTCACTGCTACTCCCTCTAGATCTGGTAAAATGCGACAATTAGGCATCGACTATGAAAGGATGGTTCGTGGCCCACAAGTCAAAGAATTAGTTTCTAAAGGTTTTTTAGTTAATTGTGATACTTACGACTGCGGGTCACCAAGTCTTGATGAGGTCAGCGTTAATTCGCAAACCAATGATTATAATTATACATCAATGGCTAAGCAGTTTGATAAGCCAAATCTTTATGCTGGATTGGTTAAAAATTACGAAAAATACACTCCAGGTCAAAAGATGTTAGTTTTTTGCTGCAATGTAGATCACGCCATAAAAACAGCTATTGAATTGGCTAAAAAAGGTTATCCTGTTAAATTTGTGAGTAGCAGTAGGGCGAAACCAAAAGAACCAGAAATAGGATGTACTGAGGGTAAAATTCAGAAATATAAAGAAAGCGTAAAAGCTTATGAATTTTACAAAGAAAACTATGAACAATTTAGCGGAGGACGCAAATCTGTTTTAAAATGGTTTAAAGACACCCCTTCCGCTATACTGGTAAACGTTGATATGCTAACTAAAGGATTTGACGAGCCTACTATTGAAGTTGTCGCGTTAAACAGGGCCACCAAATCAATGACTTTATACTTGCAAATGATTGGACGTGGATCGCGTACTTTTACAGATAAATTAAATTTTACCTTATTTGATTTTGGCGGAAACGCTAAAAGATTGGGAACTTATGAGTCAAATAAAGAATGGAGTTTATGGCATGAGGAAAAGAAAGGTGGCGGCGGTGTACCACCATTAAAAGAGTGTGGTATTACCTCAAAGTCTAAGCCAATTACTGGATCTGGCGAAGTTGAAAAGGGATGCAAAAGATTAATTATGGCATCGGTTAGTTTATGTCCTTTTTGCGGTTTCAAATATCCAGAACCAGATCCAGCTAAAGAAATAGATTTGCAATTAGCTGAGATAAAAGACGCTAATGGAGTAAGCATAAAAGTTAAAAGCTTTAAACTAATGAATCATTATGAGCTAAAGACATATAGGAAAATCAAAGAACATACAAGTGCATGGCTTTGGCGTCAATTATGGTTAAGAGGTGGAGAAAAAGAACTTAGAGATTTTGCAAATTACGATAACTGGAGCAGCGGAACAGTTCAACGGGCTATTGGCTTTTGTAGAGGTAAATTTTAATTCTTAAAGTTTTGTTAATAGTTGTTAACAAGCTTTTTGTTAGTTGTATCTTTGTGCAAGCAATAAGGCGAACCACTAAAACTAAAACCATGAAACCAAACAATTTTATAACCAGTGTACAAACCTATCTTTTACAAAAGTTGGAAGAAAAAGGAATCATCTGCACATTTGATTTAAAAGGAGAAAATAAATCCTTAGCAGCTGATTTTTTAGCGTTGAAATATAACCCTAAAAAAGTAAATTTAAAAACAATTAATAAATTCATGCATTTTCTTTGCATAAATAAAATCGTAATTAATAAAACAGAAATTTTTCACCTTTAAAAACAAAA